TCTGCCGGCGTGCGTAAGAACTTGGTCTCCGATTTTAATATCAGCAATGCGCTTGAACCCACTATCTGTATAAATTCTGGTATCAGCCTCAAAACATTCCTGTGCTGCGCCCTTTGGTCCCAATAATTTGGTTTGTTCATCTCTCCATTTTTGTTCTCTTTCCGGGTGCAACTGCCACGGAAGATTCAGCATGTTGAAATCATTTAACCCATCAGTAGCTTCGGACCACAATTTATGGAACAGATTTCCCACACCGTTTGGTGTTTGATGCCCGAGAAGTCCATTGTATAACACGGAATGGCACCAATTGTCGGAAGGATCGTCCGGAAGTGAAAAATCATATGTGTAATTTTTACTTTCCGTTATTTTTTTAATTTCTACCCACGTGAGATCATCATCTATCACCATGTCCCAATATTTAATGTCGGCTTCCGATAATAGATGTTTATATGTTGAATATAACAATTTAACATTTGTTGCTGAAATATTCGACGTCTTATATTTTGTCTTTTTATTTACGTATCCGTTTAATTGAATTCCAAGTTTTTGACTGACGGTTTTGGATGTTTCCCCGGACACTTTATATAATGAATTGATAAGATCCAATGTATTCGGTATTACGTCGCGTGTACAGCTTCTGGATAGATTTGACGTTATTAACTTATCATGTCCACTTTGTTTACGTTTTACGTTAAACCCTATCCTAGTAAAATATTTTAGCGCGTGTTGTCCATATATTTCCAGTGAATGTATATCGTGGTTGTGTTTTATTTTCCCACCATAACTATTCATTTTCTCTTTGGTTTGGCGGAATTTGGAGGATAATATTCCAAAATTTAGTAAGAGCATTCTAACTTGGTCTATTAGAGTCTCGGACGTAGACGCCAACCCAACACGATTACCTGCCTCGCCGCCCCCATCACCGTCAAATATTCCCCGTAACAATTGAATCATGTTGTTACGACTAATAGACATCAATCGTTGTGGAATAATTTTTTCGTGTGCAACGTATGATAAATCAAATCCAATATATTCCAAAAATTCAATTACGTTTTTGTTGGATATACAATAATGTAAATTGTCATTTGTATAATATTTTAACCCGAGTCGATCAAACACCGAAGAAATGTTATCTCCACACGAAATAGTCAACATTCCACCTACAAGCTTTCCATCTGGGTTTTTAACTTCGTATGTGCTTCCTTCCGATATGTATAATCCCAATAAATAACAAATATCGGGAGTTAGAATGGTTGGTACAAACGGAGACTTAATTTTGTTGGATATAGTTGGAAAGAATGACGATACATCGTCGTTTGCAACGAAATGTTGTGAACCATGTTGGATTGATAAAAAATCACCCACTTCTAATTCTTCGGATTTTGTCCATCCAAACGTTTTTGTTGTCGATCTATATGCCCACAATTTATGATTTAAACTACATTCTATATCGGAAAATTTAGTTGAAATTTTTCTGGTATCTACCAATCCATTGTTGTGAAATAGAATTCCTCCACGGAAAGTATCTTTTCCCAATATGTTGTATTTTGAAATTTCGTATGGTCCGATCTTGGAACTGTCTACGTAGTTACTAATTTGGGTTAATCCAAGTTGTTTATCAAATATGTAAGTATCGGCCGTTACACATGACAATACAATTGCTTTTCCTCCGGTGCTGAGTGTATTTTGAGNGGACAACNATATATCCTCGACTCCCGGAACGAATGCACAATTAGACGAAACGAGCCCATTTGTCAAATATTCATGGCCATTTTCTACTTCAACTAAATCATATACGTCAATTGGGTCCAGAATTGGTTTCTTGTTGATTACGGTGTCAAGTTCTCCTCCAACGTCGATAATTTTGGTTCCTTCCCGAATTCTGGTAGTATCAACAAAAACTCCATCCCACCGCTTCAATTTATGCCCGGTGGAGCATTTTAATGTTTTCCCGGAGGCAAATTCCAACAATATGTATTTTTTCTTGGTAGTTTTCTTTATTCCGGAAAATGATTGCCAACCGGTTGGAGTCATTACTTCCCATTCACTGACGTCTTTGTAGTCTAGGCTCATATGGATTTTGTTTCAAATAAAATTTTGTATGATAGATATCCCATTTTTTGGAATATGTAATTGCGGCTTTGGTTTTTGCTTTTGTGAACTACCCCTTGGCTAAAGACCAAGGGGTATTCTTTCGTCGTTTTGATAAATCACAGTTATAGGGTTTTGCTAACGGATGTAAAAAATCCGGGATTTTTTAGGTTCAAATCTAGAAAAAGTAACATTTTCTATGTTTTACTAACTGTAATTTTCTTGCTCATAGACTTCTCCGATTGGTACAATTTTTTCTTGTCCGGTTTTTTTATTTCGTAGAGTAATTTTGGTGTGAAAATCCAAGCATTCGTCAATAATCAAAAGTGATAGGGCCGATCCACGGCTAGAAGACCCAGCCGAACTTGCCGCTTTAATTTGTGAACCATTTTCCAATCGTAGTGACAATTGATTGTCCGTAACTTCTTTCACCTTTAACCACGACGGAAGATTGTCGTTGGCAAATCTAACTTTGGTTACAATAGTTTTTGCGGTTTCTTGTGTGATAGAAATGCATAAGATTTCCTTGTCTTCGTGAAAAACCATCAACCACAGTGAATATGCTGCAACGAGGGTTGTAATGCCCATCTGTCTAGATTTTAGAACTATATTTTTTCTATGCTTCCCAAAATCCGCAACGGCTTCGTCTTGGAATTTATAAGTTAAAAACGGAATGGTACCACGCACTGGATGCTGAATCTTAACATATTTGCGCATAAAATATACTGGATCTTTTGCACATCTCGCATATTCTAGTTTAAGTAGTGCCCGTAAATCTTGTGTTTCAGCCATTTATCGTGGAATTAATTTGTTTATCGATATCTACAATAGCAGATTCAACTTCTTTAATTGTTTTTAAGCATTTAACGAAATCTTTCTTTAGACCTGACAATAAGTCGTCTCGTGCGTTATTTTCCCACGACTCAACGAATCCGTTAGAATTGACGAATGTAATCTCCGTATGTTCCTTTGTATAATCGAATGCCTCACGTAGTTTCTTACGAATATCTAGAAGATATGAACGTTGATTTTGAAATACTTTCTTTTGTTCATATAACTTATATTTTCCCTTGATTCGGAGTTGGGTTTCTTCTTGAATTAGACAATTAAAACACTTACCGGTTTTGTGATAGAACTTACGATCATATCTATCGCCCCAGCGAATTTCAGCTCCACAACATGAGCAAATATCGTTTAGTTCTGCTCGGATAATATCCATAACGGGAGTTTGTCGAGATGGACCTCCAGCGGTTTGCTCCCAATGTTTTCCAGATGAATCGGTCCACTTATCTCCGATTTCGTGCTTTTCTTCGATTGGAGCTGTATAACCAACAACCGTTAGTGGTCGTTCTCCTGCTAAATACGATTTTACTATCGAAAGATTAGATTGTCCGTTACAATGTTTCATTTAGTTTGCGTCCTTTATATGTTTTATATTTTCTCTGTATCTTGAATGAACCGTTCTCAGCTCCGTTATTTATTTATGCTGATTGTTGATATTCTCCAACTTCCATCGTAAATAAAATTTACGTAACTCTATATAGAATTCCGCTGGAACTTGGACAGAAAAATATTTCCATCCAATTTTCTTTCTGGTTTTTCTACGAGTTTTTTGATATTCTGCATTATCCATGTTTCAATATATATTGGATAGTAAACAAAAACAGAGAAAAACTGAGAAAAAACAGAGAAAATATATCCCGATCAATTCCGGATCATTCAAGATCTATCATATGCTTCCAATGTAAACCAATGTGGATCGGCAACGACTGTGGATTTTAATGGTTTTAGTGCAATATTATTGCTAAACGACGGAGAATTTTCTCCGTGTACTAATTTTCCATCCAGATCTAATAACTCTACCGTAATTTCAATGTTTTCGTTCTTTACCTTAACGGAAAGTGGAGTTGTTATGATCGCCGAATCTAATGGATATGCTATGTCGGTAAATTGTTTAAAGCTGACATTTGCAATTGATATCGATGTTACATATTTAGGAATTAACTGAATCGTCCCAAACATCTGTCGCTGTACAAATAACTTATTTGAATATTTTCCGGATGAAAATTTTCGAGTCGATTTATCATTTAGGCTTCCAATTTTTATTTTTTCCGGTGTACCGTTATTTGTCGTGCAAAAATATACATCGAATGAATAGTCCGTTGAATTTGTGTTTGTTAAATTTGAATACTCCATTGAGAATTCATACATTGTATTTTTTGTTAATTGAACAAAATTACTATTGAAGATGGATCCGGATTTTACTACTTCAATCGAGTTAATATATGGAGACATGAAAGAACAATCATACGATGTTGTTGGTTCGGTTGAAAAGTTAACAAATTTATTAGAATTCGTTGCCCACCACGATCCATCCGATATAATATATGGAACATAACTCACAGTTCGGCCGGGCTCTCCTCGATTATTTTTTAATATTACATATTTCGATTCATCAATGTTCGATGTTCCATCCGAATGTATCGTTATCGAATCAATTAAATCTTTTGGCGTATGTTCATATGAAATTCCACTCGTACATAACCAATATAGTTGAGTTATTGAAAGGTCACAAAATCGTCCGAGATTTGAATAATATTCTCCAGCAAACCAATCAAAAATTAATTCAGATGGTAACAGTGGACCTTCCGATATACAATGTTCTGATTCTGGAAAATTTAAACTTTTTTTTATGACACGATATCTCGAAATTGCTCCGGTCAATGTACGTAAATCTGATAGATATAGTTTTAACAAACAGACCTTCCGATTAAATTGTGCTCCGCTTGGCGTGATATATGATAACCCAGACGAAATCATAGACGTTGTTCGTGGAGAATAAACGATTTCAAAATTAGCAGATTTAATGTTTACGATGGTATAATTTTTTCGGTGTGATATTCCAGAAAATCCAACATTATATACTTGTTTATTTTGCTCGGATTGTATTCCCGAAGATTTTGCCGTAGTAGAATACATGTCGGTTTCATTAAATGACTCATATTTTTTAATAGTTGTACCGGTTTCTTCTATGTATGGTACGTCTTTGCTCGTAGCACCCGACAATACCGGTTTTGATATTGTTATTGGTTTTTCTAATAACAATGAATTTTCGGTTAAAACTGATTCGATTTTTGAAACAACGTCAACGTTTATCGTGGAATTTGTAGACTCAATGTTTGTGAATCTAATATATGATCCATTCATCGAAGAATCAAACACATCACCGGAAATTCTATTTATAATATATTTTACTGGTATAATATTGTAATTAAAATCTGCCGACTGTCCATCTGCTGGAATTGATGCAACCGATGAACATGATCCAATCACTGAAGTTGCTGAACATCCGGATCGAATTTTAACGTCATATATTTCGGTATTGGTTTCCAATTTTGGAGAATCAAAAAATCGAACCGTCGATTTGTTTTGTAGAGATGAATTAAAATTTATAGGTTTCGACCATGTAATTTTAATTGGAGAAACTGTTCCAGAATTTGTATATTGGCCAGAAATCCATCGAGCATCAAGCGACAATCCAATAGATCCAGTAACTTCGGTGGCTAACGCTGAGGCAGTGATTTCTATTCTACCGACTCCGCTTGGGGTTTCTGGATAAACCAACACACCAAAAACTTGCGACTTTCCTTCCGAATATTGATATCCAGTTGATCCCGCTGGAATTAAATTAAACACTTGTAATTTATTACCGGAAGAGTCAAAAATTTTAATATTATTGGCAGTTATACGCTCTTTAACTTTCGCCGAAGAATTTACAGTGAATGAGTTTCTGCCGGAAGTAAATGTTTCATCGAATATTCCACCGACGAAGAAATAATCACCGGAGTTAAATGATGTATCAAATTGAGACGTTTTTTCAGCCATTCCGGATAAATATCAATAACCGAGAAGATTGTTACCTCAGAAAATCGGTTATGATATCATATTCATTTTGAGTTATCAATTTTGGAAAATCCATTTTCTTTATATATTTCCAATTGCTTTTCCACCATGTCTCGCATAATATCCAAGTGACTTATTACAATAATGAAATCAAAATTCGTCTTTAAATAATCGAATAATGCGTGCATCATTGGAATGTTTTCCGCATCAAGTGATGACATTCCTTCATCTATACAAATAAAATTTGGTCTCGGCATATTACTGATACGTATTAAAGCCACACGTAATGCTAATCCGGAAATGAACTTTTCCATTCCAGAACACAATTCTAATGGCCATTTTCCATCGTCATATTTAATAAAAACGTTTATATTTTTTCCATCTGTTTCGATTTCCAATGTAAACTCGACGATTTGTGATAATATATTGTTTACGTCCGACTCAATTTGCGGAACAGCATTTGATATTATCTTGTATTGTAATCCACTTGGGCCGATTGCCGATAAATAGTATTCATATGATCCAACTTCGTCTTGATACTTTTCTATTTCTTCAATTTTTGTGTTAATATTTGAAATTTTATCCGAGACAGAAACTTTTCGGCTGGTCGATGTCAATAGTTCTTTATTTAACTCTTTATGTGTATTTGTTATCCGAGAGAGCTTAGCTTTTAATTCCAATATTTCACGTTCGATTTTTGCATTTATTTCGAGTATATCCTTAGATTTAGAATAAAGATCCAATTGTTCATTAATTTTGATCAGTCTAGTGGTGGAACGGTCGATCATAGATATTCCAGAATTAACGTCCAGTTGCTTTTTTGATACAACAGAATTTTGTTCTGATATTTTTGATTGGATACAATCCATTTCCGATATTAACAATTGAAACTTTTCCAGCTCACGTAATTCTGCCGACAATTGTTTCATCTCACCCACGACCGATTTAACTGTAAGTTTATCGTTCTCAAGTCCATTTCTGGTTTCTTTTGCGTCTTTCACGAAAATATTATCCATACAAAAACTACAATTTGGGTCGTATTTGTGCAATTCTAAATGAGCCAATTTTTTTAATTTTTCGGATACTGAATATTTCAGTTCTGATAAATTTTTATCAAGTGTATTGTATCGTTTCGTTTTATTATTTATTTCAATTTTTTTATCCGACAGACTCATTAAGCTCAACTCGTTCTTACGTGTCATTAATTGATCCAACTCTATTTTTTCGTTTTCCAGTGTCAATTTCCAACTTTCTATTTTTTCTTTGGCGTTGGAAACTTTATCTATCAACTCTATTTTTTCAGTTTTAATACTACTAGCCTCCGACATCGACGGCACATTCAATAAATTAGTTATCGATTTTGATTTTGATTCGATTTCTTCATTTATTTTATCGACTTCCAGTTGACTATTTGATTGACTCAGTTCTAAATCAAAAACTTTCAATGAAAGAGCAGAAAATTCTAATTCTAATTTTGCTACATTTGACGTATTATCCTCTTTATTAAATGCCTTTAATATGGTAGTAAGTTCTTTTATTTTTTCGTTTGTCGTTGATGTTAATTTATCGAATAGTGTTATGCCTATGAATTGTGATAATAACTCCTTACGTTCGGTTTGTCCCATATCAACAAATGATCCACGATTATTTTGAAGTGACAACGAAGTAAGAATGAAGTCGTCATAATTACCGAGAAAATCTCGAATTATTTCATTCGTACTACGACGAGCTTCTGCGTTCAATGGAACTTCTTCTCCGCCAACGATTTTGTAAAAATTTACATCAACCTTTACGTTGTTTTTTTTATCTCGTGTCCCGGATCTAATGATGCAATATTCTACGTCATTTACTTCAAACGTGAACTTTCCACGGAAGTTCATTTTTTTTGTGTTTATTATATGACTTGCTTTATATGCTTTATCGGATTTGTCAAATGCTATGAAACTTAAAATTGACATGAGAGAACTTTTTCCGCTCGCATTGGCAGAAAATATTCCATATACATCTGACAATTTAGTAAAATCTAAAACGTTTCCTTCGCCATACGAAAATAAATTGTCAAATTCCAATCTCTTCGGTTTCCATCTAATGTTTCGGCTACGGTCATCTTTATTTATTTCCGAATTTAATGTGTTGTTAATTTTAAACACCGAATCCAATGTGGACTCGTCTATATCTGGAAATTTATCTTTTAAATACTCACCGATCAATTTATTTTGATAATCAACATTTCCGATTTGTGATAAATTTGATATTGTTTTCGTGGTGTTAACTGTGGAAGCATCTTCTAATCTGACATATACCAATTCTGATAATGTGTGGGTTTTTCTAATATCCGTAATAACACGTTTTACTTCTGTTGCCACACTTTCTCGGCACTGTACTCGTAATTTTGCTTTTTTTGGTAGATCTGAAATATCCGTTATTAATTTTCCGTTATCGATTAAAATTGTGAAATATCCATAATCATTTGATATTTCAATGTGCTCGAATGATCGCGTCGATATGTTCCAAACACTAAATCCATGTCCTTTCAGTGATTCCCCGAAATTTTGCTGTAAGAAACTACTCGAAAATCTTAAAATTGGAAACTTTTTTGATACCGAAAATGTTGGAGTCGATTCGGTTGGATTACATAAAATTTCCCATTCTCCTGAATTTATTATCGGTAGAATATCTTCTTTATTTACTTCCTTTTCGATATACATCGTTTGTGCAAGATGTATATCCCCGAGCAATGCGATATCATGACCATCAAACGTTTCGGCTGTAATAGATTTATTATTTATAGTAAATCCAATATCTGTTTTTGCTGCATGAACCGGACCATGAAACAGTGCAATTTTTATATCAAATTCTCGCTGAAGACGTTTTGTTATATTCCGAATTTTAATATATTTTGATGGATCATCAAAAATACTAAAGTTATTAAACAAAATATTTCCAGCACCATAAAGTTTTGATTCTTTGAGATAAAATAAGTTTTTATGTGCAATATTATCTACGATTGGAGAAATACTATCCAAACGAGTTTTATTCGTTAAAAGGCAGTCGTGATTACCCGCAATAACGATTGTCGGTCTGCGATCCGCACATTTACGGAAAAATTCGGATACAAGTTGTATGGATTCTGGCGCCATGTTTAACTTCGAATGAAAACTGTCACCGAGTATGGCAATTATCGAATTTTTGGACAGTTTTGTGTCCACATAATCATATAACTTTTGAAATGCTTCACGATATTCATCGTGTCGTGTTGTCAATCTGACATGTATGTCGGCAACGTGTAAAATTTGATCGATTTTATCAAATCCAATATTTAGTTTTTCGTAGGAATCAATCATAATTTAGTACGGCGTTACAAGTTGTTGTTTGTCTGCTCATATTTTAAGTTTGAGCTTCATTAATTCCGAAAAATTTATTTCGGGAGTTTCTCTTAATTGTCGAGTCGTTTCTTCAAACCCAAGCACATTCGGATCTTTTCCGTTCAAATTTACCAATTTTACAGTTTTACCATGAGCAAGCAAAAAATCGGCATGTTTAATTGCCATCTTTAATGCGTCAGAATCTAATACAATAAAAACTTCCGATACTTTGTCGGTGGATATTATTTGCTTCAATTTTTGACTCATGGTTTTTCCGAATAATGGTATTGCATTTCTTTTTATTGCGATGGCATCCAATGGTCCTTCACATAAAGATATTGGATATGAAAAATCGATTAAATTTTCAAACCCAATTATATTTCGATCAACTTCTGGATTTTTGTATTTTAAGTATGTGTCAACGTGATAACTGCGACCAGTAAAAAAATTGAGTTTGTTATTTTCGTCGTATGAGGGAAATATCAATCGATCCTTATATTCTCCCGAATCGCAGTATCCTATATTATATTTTATTATATCCCATTTACTTATTCCACGTTTTTTTGCATATTTAAGTGCAGATTGATAACCAAAAGATTTATTTGGTTCCAACAAACTACTAAATTCGATTGGTAATTGGAGTGTATGTTGGGGCTCAATCTTTTTTTCTGAGAATGGTGAAAATAATTCTATGTTGGATTTTTTTAATTGAGTCGAATCAGAATTGTATGGTATTATTTTTTTTAATTTTTCCGTTAATGACGGTTGTACCTGCATCTTTTTAAAAAGACTATAAATACTCCGTCCTTTCGATCCACACACCCAACAATTCCACACATACGTATCTAAACAAATTTCCAATTTTCGTTTGCGGTGAGAACAAAACGGACAATGAAATTTATAATTGTTTCCGGTTCGCAATTGCCCATTTTCTCGAAATGCTTGATCTAAAATACCTTGTAATTCTGACTGGAGCAATAGCGACGACATTTACACCATATTAACCACATATCCAGCCAAGTCAATTCAGAAAAATTTTTGCTCGTACTTTTTTGACCCATTTATTTTGTTCAACCGTTGACAACATTCGTTGTATACGTTCAGTTTTCTTATTTTTCTTATTCTGCTGAGCAATACCGTTCAAATCGGCATCGGGTGGTGATTCCTCGTTGACATTTTGGTTGGATCGATTTGCTTCTTCGGATTGGCCCGTTTTCACACCATTTAATCTACCCAAATATTCTTTCCGTTCTTCTGGAGTCATATCATCCATTTTAAATTCGGAAGACGATAATTTTTTATTTTTGATTTCGTTTTTGTTTATTAACGCAAATAATATTCCATCCACATAATCGGAGTACATATTTTTGTAAAAATCAAACGCTTCCAATATATCTTCGAGTTGTCGTTGTGTACATTGAAATATGAATGATTCGTTCTCAACTCTTCCACGTACGGCATCAACTTCTAATATCATGCACATTATACTACTCAATAGAATTTTTTCATTTTGAGTCGTAAACGGTATTGACGCCCGAATTGTTTCAGTTGAATATTCATCAATATCCAATCCATACAATAAACAAAAAGCCTTTAATTTTTTTTCAGCCGAAAACTTTTCACCAGATTCAGATTTTTCGGATAAGGCTTTTAATTTTTTTGCAATTAATAATGCAGCATCTCTAGTCATTTTGACGGAGAATATGTTGACATAACAATCGCATCAAGAACATCCTCGTGTCGTTTGTCCACATTACCTATTTTATTTAACTTCTGCCACCGAGTTACGTCGTATAATGTACACATCATAGATCGAACATATTCTTTTGGTTTCACACCTTGTACACGAGCTTTTCCGAAAAGTTGTTTACGAGCAGTGGTTGCGTTAACAATATTTAATTTATCTGGAAATGTTTCTTCCAATACGTATTGCAATGTAGCAGAAAAACGTGCCAATTTTATTACAATTGTTCTACTACCTTGTCCACCAAAACCAGATAATGCAGCTTCAAGATTTATTCGATCTATCGATTTAAATAATACATTTGATCGCAGATGTTCGATGACTGCCCATGATTTTTTTCTGTTGGAATCGAATGGTTTCAGGTCTATAAATCCAGCATCGAGAATATTTTTATTCTCGTCTGTAAATGCATATCCAGCAGTAACGGTTGAAACGTCAAGTCCCAATGATACCATATTATCAGCCTTTGTATTTAGTCCGATTTATTCCCAACGTTTTAGCGTAATTTAATGCCTCAGAAGTTAATTCGGTCACCATTGGTGGCTGATTCATTGTAAAGTTGGTAGAAAATTTATTTTGGGTATCTATAAAATTTCCAGCTACTGGAGCTAAAACTTTGTCTGACGCTTTATATCTGTCGGCTAACGACGTCGTTATCGAAGGTCTATCAATTTGATTTGCCATAATATTTTCCTATTTGGAATATAAATATAATCTCATGTATCAAAACGAACAATAATATTAAGCGGCCAATCAACAATGTTTTTTAACGGTCGCCCGAGCTTGCTTATCGCAACCAATTGGTTATTTGAATATAATCCAATTGTTGTTATTACTGGAGATAAATATGATCCAGTTGGATCGTATGCGGAGTCATTTATGAACTCGTGAAATTTTGGTTCAATCAAAAATCCATTCAATTCGCCGGTATATTTACTTATGTAATTTTTATAATCTATATAAAAGAGCCGAGTGGAATATTTGTCGGTATATTTTTCTATTGTTTCGGGAGTTAAAGTTTCAGACCAATAGTTTAACAGTAGATACCCATCTCGAATATCAATTTGCCCATTCCCATCGAGATCCAAAATCCCCGTATCTACCAAATTGGTTTGGATATAATTAAATATGGTAGAGTTTAATACTACAGTCGTAGTTTCCAAGTTTATACCGATTTTTTCATTCAAAATAACATCTCCAGCCTCAGTCATCATGATGTCATTGTTCCACCAACTTTCATCTGCCAAGGTATCCGTTTCAAGTATTACTCCGTTGTCATCAAGATCATTTGCGTCATAAAATTTTTGTTTAGTTAAAAATCTCAATATTAAATCCACATCGGAAAAATCAAAAATTCCGTCTTGATTTACGTCGAACGTAATTGGATATTTTACTAGAGACGATGGATTTGTTGAATAATTGAATTCTCCCGCTCCAACCGTGATTAAATATTCATGTTCAAATATCGTGTGTTCGCCTTGATAAGTTAAAGAAAATCCACAACTTCCGGTACCGGTCAGTATCGGAATATAATTTGATGCGGTGTTGGTTAATATTATTTGACCATTTTTATAAAACACGTTTCCAATTTTTGGATTTTCTTCCAGAGTATCCATGTCATATACAAACAATGATCCGGAATAATTAGTTGGAAAACTTCCACTTCGTTGATAATTTTTGTCTATAACGCGATCATACATCGAATCGTTATTATATGTAAATATCGGAGAACCAACAACTAAAAATTTTGATCCCGAAATAAAATCTGACAGACACGATGTCCATCCATATGAATAACTCGGAATATCTCGTTCTTTATTTCTTTTTTCTATTTTTAGATTATTCCATTTGATAGTTTTTGGATCAAAGTCATATAAGGAAATTCTACCCAATACATTTAATTGATCATATGAATTTTCGGATTCAACATCCGAATTTTCAAATATAAAGGTATTTTCCGACTGATTATATGATGCGCTGTAATTCAATTTATCAGCGTGAGTACTAATTACGGCTCTTGTTCCACGAACGGACGCTGTTCTGGCAAATTTATTATTATATATAGTAGATCTGTCACCGTACGTTTTATATCTCAGCGCACAATCAAATGAGTTGGTTACCGCTCCTTCCGATGTATTGCATCGAATATTTGAAAAACTGTAGAAATATGCTGCCCCAATTGTTTGTGTGATTGGGCTACCAACGGATTTATCATAATGTGAACATACAACAATGTGGTCGCCGTCAATAGAAACCGATCTACCAAATCCATCATATGGTAAAATACTACTGACACCATTGAATGGAGATAGTGGATCTAAATCAGCGGAGTCGTCATTACCATAAAATATCTTATATTGTCCCCACGAGGCGGTCTCACATGGAGAGCCAAAAAATGAAGCTGTAAATAACGTGGCATATCCCTTTCTGGTTTCCGTTTTTGAGCCAATTATTATTCTATTATTGTTTACCTCAAGGGTTGATCCAAAAAATTCTCCAGCGATTGCCACCGACGATGTTAATGTTGCTTCCAATCTCCACGAATAGTCTCCCAATATAACGGAACCACTGCCAATTAAAAAGCTTGGAGCACCCGATTCTCCGTATATTTCTTCACCTGATTCTGCGACGATTCGTTCACATAAATTATTATTATTTACTACATAATTCCAAAACGATGCCGTTTCAATTGTTGAACATGAAATTAAATTTGCATCCACATTTGGAAAAATTTTACGGCGAAAAACATAAACAGCTCCAGTATTATTGTTTACCCCCGGAGCTCCGACAACAACCAAATCCGAATCCACACTAACAGCTTCTCCAAATCGAGAGTTTGAGCCAGATCCTTCGAGTATTGATACCAAGCCCCAATTGTCGGTTCCGCCTTTGTTTTTTCCGTACACATATACAAATCCGGAGTGTGAATTGTATGATACGCACGCGTCTCCATTTGGTGCACCAATAACGGCAAAATCATCCCGAATAGAAACTGAATATCCAAATTCATCCATCAGAGATGATGTATTTTCTCCAGAATTTATGTCGTTATATATAAAATTTCCATCCTCCAGTTGTATCAATAAAGAGTTATCCATTCCAAATTCTTGTGCTTGCCCATTTACAGTAAACGGAGAAATAAATTTTTTAACAAATCGATGTGTACCAGTATCGGTGTCGTATTTAAACAATTGCGAGTTTCCGTGTTTTGCAACAGAAAAACTATTAGAATCCATCGGAGATCCAGCCAAAATGTATTTATACCACGCTGACACTGAATATCCAAATCTTTCATTTTCCGGTTGATATGTATCCCGACTAGTTGAGTCATCGGTTTTCCATGAATTGATATCCGGTTCATACGTCACAATTTCTCCAGATTCTCGTAACACCAATGCCTGTTGATATGTAATCAACGCATCGTCATGATAAAATTTTCCAGACGATGTATCCCAATACGTCTTACTTCCAACGTGTTTGTGTGGAGAAATTTGGGACACAAATGGAAACTGATTACCAGATAATGATAAATTTGTACTACCATCATCGGTTATTAAGTATGGATCGTGTACGCTGGATCCGTCGTTTATACGAACAGTTCCGGGACGTATTGTTTCTCCCCAATATGAATTTTTAATTCTGGCGACCAGTACTCGATCATGTATAATCCTGCTTTCTTTAAATCCGGTCAATGGGTCGCCATCCCACGATTCAACCCCAAACAGTTTCAATGGATTATTATAATCATTATAAAACATCTCAGCTACACAGGAATACACAAGTCTTTTATATTCCCCGTTGGAATTTATTGGTTCTTTTATTGGATCATAATATGGACTTCCGGTAGTATAAAATATTCCAGAACAACTAATTCCCTCACTGATAACTATTTTTGTATCAAAATATGTAGATTCGCCGAACGAGTTGGTGGCGTTCGAATCAATACTTTGAATTTCCCAGTTCTTATATGTCTTGAACGGTCGGACCGTAATGTCGCTGTTTGCGAGGTATTTAATCATCGATGATAAATATGATGGGATCGTGATATTCCCATCAACTCCAAGTCAACAATCAAAAATCAATTTTACATTTAACCAAAACTTCAGACAAGAAATCTTTTAAAATGGGTTGACTCAATTTTGCTACAGCAACCAAATCGTTGTTATCATTATATAACCCAATCGTTGTTATATAAACTTTAGGATCGGATGAAAAGTCAGCAAATCTCAAATTACCGGCATTCACGGGATCTTCATTTGAAGAAATTACGAATGATGGATTGTTTGAATAATTGAAGTTTTGATTTTTTACTCTGACGAAATAATGACGTGACGGAACATATTCGGTAACTCTTGCTGTGATAGCTCCATTACTATTTGGTGCCAATGAAGAAAATAATCGCTGATGCATCATTGCAAATGTACTCAATGATGCGGCCGGAGTGGACAATGGTCCAAGTGCAGTAGTACCAACGATTCGTGAAATTACATTTGGATTTAATATAATAAGTCCCAAATCTGGATATACTGATCCGACCGCTTGATATGTATCACCGGTAGTAGAAGTTGACGATAAACTTCCACTGATTATATTAAACCGTTTACCGCCGGTCGAAGTAAGTACCGACGTATTTTGCCTTGAATCATCGATAAATACAAATGTTCCATTACTTCCATGTAGTGTAATTTCAAACTGACCAGCATCAAGTCGATCTTTGACTTTATCGGATTTAAAATTGATTACGTAAATGTCCGATGAATCTATATTCGTGGAACTATCAATTGAACCGGATTGAAATGTAAATGTGTCATCGTCTGGAGTAAGTAATAAATTTCTATATTGACTATAAATTGCTTGGGTTGGTTTTATCAAACTTCCTGTGTTTGTGTCCAAATCGAAATCGGAAGATCCAGAACCTGCTACGTGGCCATATGTAACGGAGAAATAAATATCAGCGGTCAATGAGGACGATGGATTTGAATCATATACATTGAGATAATACAGTCCATTTAATGGATCCATGGCGGATGATCCAGTTGCTCTGGCTTGTATACTTGACGTGAAAAAGCTTGTCCACATAGGTTCACCATTCGACCATATTCCAGTCGAAACCGGTTGAACTCTTCCCGCGACAATATCGGTTGTGTCAAATGTTTGAAAAATCATGTTCTAAATTATTTCTTTACTTCTACGGTTATTGGAATTGAAATTGATCCACCCGATTCGTTTCCAACAACTGTCAACTTGGAAGTTGTGGTTTGAGTTAACGACGAATTTGGAATAAATCTGAATCGGAGACCAAGTGCAACTTGAGCGGTAGTTGACGACACGTCTCCGATAAATGTTGGAATTGTTGCCGATGATGCTGCTTGCAACTGTTCCCCAATAATAGTTCCGAGATTTTTATTTGACAATATCGCAGTATATCCAAGAGTCGTATTATATGACGGATTTGTTGATGGAACAATTACAACTTCTCCCTTATAATCTTTATTAACTGTAATCGATGACTGGCCCAAACTTATCGTTGGG